AAAACTTTTTTCATTTTTTTGAAAAAAACTATTGACATTCCAGAAAATCCTTGTATAATAGACTTATCAGGCTTAAAGGTATATCTTAATTTAGATATCAATCGTAAAGATCTTGAATGGGAACTCCTCAGCGGAGTAAATTTCAATCCTCTGTTTAAAATGTTTTAACGTATAATTCTCATACGATCCAACACTCAAATCATCAGCAATATCATAGAGGACCGCTTTCTGCGAGTCCTCCGCTTTACGTAAGCTTCGACCAATTGACTGTAATACTTTAATCTCCGATTTGCTCGAAGAAGCAAAGATCACATTGTCAAGCCTACGTATATTAACACCGGTACTAAATACTCCATATGAGGCAAGAATGTTATGTTTCTTGTCAGGGTCATTTTCAACCAAATGTCGAATTCTTTCACGTTCTTCTCCTTTTGTATTTCCGTATATGAAATGAAGTTCACGTCCTTCTGTTTCTAATAAAGGAGCAAGTACTTTACCATGCTTCTCTACTAAATCAAATAGAATCAAATTATTTTGGTCCTTTAAAGACCAAACAAGATTCTTAATAAAATTGTTTCTCTTTTCGTGGTTTACAATAAACTCTCTTTCAGCTGGCCACTTTTTAACTGATTCTTTAACTGTTGCCATTGCTTTCTTAAAGTTTTGTTTTGCTTCGTTACTATGATTAAGAACAATTGCCTTTACCTCAAAGTTAGCAACTGTTCCTTCGTCCATCAGTTTCTTTGTTGATACGATTCTTTTAACTTCTCCGAAGCAACCCTCTAATACTAACCTATGAGTTTTACTTTCAGATGATTTTAGTGTACCTGTAAATCCATGACGATATTGACAGTCCTCAAGGTTATGCATAATTTTAGTTAATGACTTTGCTTGAAACGTATGGGCTTCATCTCCCATCACGCAACCGAACTGACGGAACCAATCCTTAGGTTGTTTAATTAAAGATTGCCATGTAGAAATTACAATAGGTGCTTTCGTATTTTTATCTACTCCACCTTGAATTGTATATATGACTTCAGAGTCGCAACCGTAGTCTACGAAGTCTCCTGCCATCTGATGCACTAACGAAATGGTTGGAACAATAATTAATGTTCTTAAACCAAATGTTTGATAATAATGCTGCTGAATTAAATAAATGATTAATGACTTACCTGACGAAGTCGGAGATAGTGATAACGACCTGCGATTCTTTAATGCATTTTCAACATATTCTATTTGATAATCCCGAGGCTTAAATTTACAATTAATAGATTCTGCAAGTTCTTCAACGTAGCCTGCTTCGATAATTTCCTGTTCACCAATCTCAGGTGGTGCTTCTAAAATATAATCGCGCTGTTCACAAAACTTTTGTAGGTGAGGATATAGACCAACATATAGAACTGGACGCATAGGTTGAAACAAACGAATCGTACCATCCCATACTCTTGCTTTATATTTTGGACTGAATTGATAACCTTCAGGTTTGAAAGCAAAGAACTCAGACAATTCAGACTTCATACCCGCATCTGCTTTGATACGCATATATACTGAATTGATATATTCTATTTCTATTCGTTCACTCATAATTGCTCTTGAAGCCAACTTGCTTCTTCTTTACCTACTCGAAACGCAAACCCAACTGATTGAAACATACCTTTTGGTACCTGTCTCCACAAGTCTTCAGGGTCTTTTGAATAATTTTCTTTTGATGTTGCTAATATACAACAATCACGTTCTAAAAAGAAATCCCAAAATTCTTCAAAGGTCCAATCTCTCGAAAATAAAATATCTGCCGTTTCTTTTCTTGAATAGATATGTGCACGATTAATTTTCTTTGGTCGTTTGTATTCATTCTCTTTAATACGTAATGCAGCTGCTTCAGTAATACCAATGACAGCCCAACCATATTCTTTCAACATACTCGTTAATGCAAGAAGCATTCCTTGTCTTACTCTTGGAGTTATTCCTTCTATTTGTTGTATATGACAAAAGCCATTATAAATGGTTTCCTTTATCTCTAACGGAATGTCATCTGCGTAAGGGTTCATAATTTGATTGCTAATATCACTAGGATTGCTGTTAATAATATATTGGTGAAAAAGATACCGATTGCTAAAATTGTATGATACCAAATCCACCTTGTCTTATAAGCATTTTCAATGGTGACCTCATTTGGGTCAACATCATCTGCCATCATATCAATTACTTTAGGTTCAGGTTTTGGTTCCCCGTACCACCAATCCATCATTTTCTTATACATTAATAATCTCCAGATTGAAACTTTAGAATATCAATCATATTCTTAACTACGAAGTTTCTACTATGTATTGTTTTAATTATATCTTCAAGATAGTTTGCATTCGCGGTATGGAAATCAATTCGTAAGCTTGCTTGAATAATATCTTTATCAGCTTGAATGTATTTGTCTAAATCGTTTCTTAATACTTTTAACTGAAACGGCTTCCAACCTTTTTCTCTTAAAGTTAATTCATCCATAGAGCCATCGTAATAATTACGTTTCTCCATTTCAAGTTCTTTATATTCGGCTTTAAGTTTCTTTACACGCAAGACTTCCTTATAATAAAGATTATAATATTTGCTGTGTAATTCAGGAATGCGTTTGCTTTCACCAACTAGATTTGTTTCATCAATTGGTGAGTCTTGTGCCCATAGGGTTGCTATATCATTTGTGTCCATAATCTATCTCAAACTTTTTTAATCATAACAATTATAACAAATTGAAAGCAGAATGTCAATAGTTATTATAATTGTTCCATAGTAAATATGTCGTAACGCATTGTCACGTTACAGGTTGCATATGCGATGTCTTGAACATTTACATCGAGTGCAACTGAACCCAAGCTTGTTGGAAAACAGTCTCTAAATACAAATCTTATATTTGGGTTCTTATGAGAATTAGTAACCGTTGCTATGATATCAGATTTTAATCCATACTCTGAATCTGCAAGGCTTTTGTGTTGCCCAGGATTTTGTGGTCCACTTATACCTTCCATCCAATTAAGGATTTCTTTATAGTTGTTCATATTCTCATCAAGGATAAAAGTTAAGTCTAAATCGTTATAAGTAATCTTATCATTGACGTCGTATATGTTAGTAAGCGGAGTTTCTCTACCTACAGGAGTTGCTGTTAAACCTGGGATGGTTAGCTTTTGTGTAAAGAACTCCACATTCGGTAAACGTTGAATCGTAACCGTGAAGTTTGTAGGTGATAAGTAGTTGTTAATAATCTCTGCCATCTATCAATCCGAAAATAATAATTTGATATTACTATTTATTAGAATTGTGTGGAGAAGATTTAATTAGTGATGAATAGCATAAACGATTGCCATTTGCTGAAATCGCCTTTTGCTAGGAACTCGTCGTCGTAAGCGTTTGCTCTATCTTCATGTTCAAGGAATCTTACTTGGTCAGTATCAAACTGATGTAATAGACCGTCTCTAAATTTTTGCCATTGTTTAACACAACCTGGGTAAGCGTTCATATGAAACTCTACCGCGATATGTTTAACATTGTTTCTCAAATAAGGAAAGTTCATTTCAGTAAAGATTCCGTATTCTCCACCTTCACAATCAATCTTTAAGTAATCTATCTTTGGTATATTGTAATCTGTAACCAAGTCCAAGAAAGACATTTTCTTGTAACCCGTATGATCTGAATATACATTCTTAAAATGATTCGCAGTAGAACCAATGCCTGCCTCAATAGGTAAGACAGGTACCTTTCCGTGGTCTATAAAATAATCTGATATATTTCTTATAAGAGTTTTAAGATGAGGTCTCGAAGGTTCGATAGCAATAATTCTATCAGCGCCACGGTCCAAAGCATGGCAAACAAAGAAGCCAACACAAGCACCAATATCGACCACAACATCACCCTGCTGAACATCACGCCACCATTGATAATCTTTTCTATAAAAGAATTCGTGATATAAGGTATTGACATCAGTTAAGGGTAGTCCGTCTGTTAATAAATCCAAATTTAAATGTTTCTTATTCATTTTTACCAATTATGTATTACATTTGCCATTATGAAAAAGCACGTAAGAAAATTAACGCCCACAATAACAGTACGAAGGAGTGCAACGTAATTATCATAAGGTTCCGTTTTATCATCCGAAAATCCACCTAGTGCATATTTCCAAATTGTCCACAACTTCTTCAATTATTTATACCTTCTAGGTCAGTTACGAATTGGTCCTTCGGAGTTGTCGTATTCCAAAATTCCAATGTCTTATTCGTTTCGTTAATCTGTTTCTGTAATTTTACAATCTCTTCTTTTGTTAATGTTAAGATACTTAACGCAAGCAAACGATTGATGTCAGAATCCAACGCCGATGTATTACCAATGATCTGCGCTGCTACTTGTTTCTTTGTGTTATCCTTAAATACAATATGTCCATCAATAAACGCTTGAATGAATTCCATTTTGACTTTAAGCCATCTAACCTCTTCGGTGTACTCCTCCACACGAGCGTCAATTCTCTGCTGTAGTATCCCAAGGCGGTAGTCACAAAAGTCCTTTACAAGCTGTTTTGCATCCTTGTATTCGCGAAGTTTCCCATCAAAATCTATAACTGTGATGTTTTGGGCGTATGGCTTAGATAATTTGAATTTAGTAATAATCTTATTATCGTTCCATTTTGCCGAAGCCAATTTCAGTTTGACCTCAAACCTAAATCCATCTTTATCACAAAGGTCTTCGTAAGATACGATATCTCCATCTTCTTCCAACTTGTCAAGTACCTTTACATAACCTTCTCGGTCAAAGCCGTATGGTACTTCTGTGATGGAGACCGCAGTTTTACCACGGCGAGTAAAAGTACCATACGAAACATACTTAGTAGGATCTTCTTCTGATTGAACAACCTCTCCTGTATAGTCAGGAAACTTTACGTTGATTGGTGTTCGTATTGCGTTGTTCTTAATGTACTGTAGACAAGCCTTAGTAAGGTCTGATGGGTCATGCGGTAGTATGTTTGTAGCAAACCCAGTCGCAATACCTTTTGTTCCATTTACAAGTACCATAGGAATGATAGGCAAATAGAATTGAGGTGGTTCATGTTCAGGATCTTCGTGAACAGGACTTAAATCCAAATCCTTCATATACTTATTGAAGTTATCGGATAGTCGAGTGTATACATAACGAGGAGCACCTGCTTCTTGAACAAGTCGAGTACCAAATGAACCGCGACCTTCAATTAAGCAAATGTTGTTATTCCATTCAGCTGCCATTAATTGTCCTGCACCTGCCGCAGATGATTCTCCATGATTATAACCATAATCAGAAATAATACCTGAGACCGCAGAGACCTTTTTAAAATCTTTCTTACTGTTTAAGATAGAGGAATATAGGTAGAACCTTTGAACAGGCTTAAGCCCATCGACCATATTTGGAATTGCTCGACTTTCAACAGTATACATTGCGAACGATTTCCATTCGTTAGCAGCAACCTTACTGATTGGGTATTCAGTGCCTCGTAGTTCTTCAGTAAACATTTCTAAATTCATGCGAACATATACTCCTTTCTCAAATTACTATCTTTACCAAACATCATTTGAAATACTGATGCATCGTCAACTGTCACAACATCATACTTAGGACAATTAATAATAGTACTATATTCATCTTCAGTTAATGAACCTAGTCCTTTAATGTATCTATGCTTGTAGTTCTTTTCTTTGTTCTTAAATGAACTTGCTTCTTCATAGGTATAGAA